GCTGTCATTGCGGCCCGCCTCCAAGCCCAGCAACCGGCGATCCTACGCATTCGCACCAGCGCTGCGGCACGCGACATCAAGCCCACCGACAAAGCCGTGAATGCGCGCACGGGTGAGGTGTTCAATATTCGTGAGGATCCGCGCGAGGCGCGGGATTCGCGGGGGTATCTGGAGTTTCTGATACAGGCGGGCATCCCATGAAAATTCTGAACATGGAGCGCCTCAAGCGCAAACTGGCGCGCATACCTGACAAGGTGAAGCAGCGCGCGCAGGCTGACCTCATGCTGGCCGGGCGAGAGATCAACATGCTCCAGCGGTCGCTTGCGCCATTCGAGGATGGAACGCTGCGTGCATCCATCAGGACCGAGCCGCTTACGGACGGCACTGTCGGCGTTGAGATTAAGGCCGGCGGCCCGACAACGACGAAGTCGGTGCGCAACAGCGAGAAAGGCAACGCCCCGCAGTACGACTATGCTATCGGGCAGGAACTAGGCACAAAAGACATGCCGCCGAATCCGTTTTTCTGGCCCGGCTACAAAGCCCGAAAGCGGCGCGCATTGAGCCGCGTCCGGCAAGGTTGGAAGCGATCTTTGAAAGAGGCGGCGTCCGATGGGTAGCCCCAACCTCCCGCTACAAGCCTCGTTGGTGTCGACCATCCGCGGACTCAACACGGCAGCCGGCCAGCGTGTCTACAGCGCAATCTCTGAAGGATCGCAGGCCTACCCTTACGTGCAGGTCTGGCCGGGATTTGAGAATCCGATTGACGAGGATTGTTGGGACCGCACCGAGTCGACCATGCAGGTTGATGTGTGGGCGGACACCACGACTTACATCACCACGAAATCTATTGCCGCGGCGATCCGCAATGCCCTGCATGAGCAGAGTCTGACGATCGCCGGCCACACAGTCGACCGCATCCGCGTCGAGTCCATCACTTACAGCAACGACCCGCCGCTTTACCGCGCGCGCATGTCGATCAGCATCGAAACGCAGCCGTCGTAAGCGGCTTCCCACTACATAGGCTGCCATGAGCGGCCATTTTTATGGAGGCTGCCTTGGCGGTCACGAAGCAATTGCTCATTCAATTCTCCGATGGCGCAAGCCCGGAGGTGTTCACTCACTCTTGCACCATCAATCCGTGCTGATTTACAAGCCGGATGAGCCTCGCGTCGGTGAATACATAATGACCGCATATTGGTGCCATGAGCGCGATGGGTTTGTACCGGTCGGCGGCATCCATAAGCAGGGCTACTATTCAGAGTGGGCAGGGTGCGATCAAGGCTATCCAACCCACTGGATGCCGCTCCCTGCTGCGCCAGCAGATAAGGCGCCAACCGACTGGATTGAATGGAAGGGCGGCGAGTGTCCTGTGTCCGAGGACACGGTTGTTGAAATCCATCTGCGCTGCGACGAGCGAAATGAAGGCCCTGCGCGCGGCTTTGAATGGAGCCACGACATAGCGCGTTTCGGCTACGAGGGTGACGACGACATCATCGCCTACCGCGTGGTGCAGTCGTGAAGCCCGACCAGCAACCCGCCTTCTGGAACGAATACACGCCGCCGGCAAGTGCTGTCGCGGAACTGGTCCAGCGGCCCGCGCACACAGTCGACGGCTACGCCTTAGCCGCAGCGTACATACGCGATGCTCGGTGGGCCAATAAAGAGGACACTAAAACTTGACCCCCACCAACCTACAACTCGCCGTCGAGGCTTACCGTACCCACAAATCCAAACAAGCCGCCGCCGACTCCTTGGGCTGGACGCGAAGCAAGATGCGCCGGCATTTGCACCGGGCGGCGGAGCGCGGGCTTATGGGGCCTGCGGAGACGCTGCCGGGGTATGCGATACGGCAGATGACCAGCAAGATGCCGGACGGCACGATTGTGCAGCAGCGCAAGGCGGCTGGCCCGGCTTACGAGCCGCTTGAAGGCATGGCGCTGAAAGGGCGCACGACTTGGACGAACTCGGAAGGCCGCGTTACCAACCAAGTCCACATGGAGCGGGCCGACGCGCAGGCGCAACTTGCCGCCATGCGGGCAGCCGTCGAAGGCTTCAAGGACGAACTGCCGCGCGCCAGTCCGGTTGCCGCGCCTGTCTGGTCCAATGAAGATCTGCTTTGCCAGTACACAATAACGGACGCCCACCTCGGTGCGCTGGCCTGGAACGAAGAAACCGGCGGCGGGGATTATGACCTGTCGATTGGCGAGCGCCTGATTATCGACTGGTTCACGGCGGCCATCGCGGTGTCGCCAAGCGCCAAGCGCGCCGTATTCGCGCAACTTGGGGATTTTCTCCACTACGATTCGTTCAAAACCATTACGCCGGAACACGGTCACTTGCTCGACGGAGATACGCGCTATCCGAAAATGGTTCGAGCAGCGATCCGCATCGTGCGGCGCGTCATTCGGATGCTTTTGGAAAAGCACGAGCGCGTCGACGTCATCATGGCCGATGCTAACCACGATCCGTCCAGCGAGGTTTGGCTGCGCGAGATGCTGGCCGCGTTCTACGACGACGAGCCGCGTGTTGTGGTCGACACAACGCCCGGCACATACACGATGCTGGAGCACGGCGATGTGTCGCTGTTCTATCACCATGGCCATCGGCGTGGCATCGGCAATGTCGACTCAGTCTTTGTCGGCAAGTTCCGCGAGGCATACGGACGGACGCGCCACAGCTACGCGCATATCGGCCACAAGCATCAGGACGAGTTGAAGAACACCAACCTGATGAAGGTTGAGATGCACGAAACGCTGGCCGCGCCGGATGCCTATGCGGCGAACGGCGGCTGGCTGTCTGGCAGGTCGGCCAAGGTCATCTACTATCACCGCAAGTTCGGCTTCGTCGGCAACAACATCATGACACCCGAAATGGTGCTTGGCGCCGCCAAGATGCAGGCCGCGAATGATAACGAACCGCAGAGGAGGGTGGCTTGATGGACGCCGTGACCTGGTGGGTGGGCGCTTCTGTGCTTGCCTCTGTAGGACTTGTCGGCGCTGCTGCGTTGGTTGTTGGCCTGTCGGTCGCGAGCATCGCGGCGGGCACCGTCTATGTTCAGAAGTTCGGCAATCTGACTGTCAACCTGCGCAACATGCGCGCGTGGGTGGCGGCAGGGAAGCCCGAATGGAAGCAGGGCGACGATAAGGTCTTTCGCATGACGCCGACGACAGAGATCAAGAGGCTTCCGGGATGACCACCCTCCGCGTCATCGGCGACGTCCATGGCAAATTCAAACCCTATCGCAACCTAATCCGGGGCGTGCCTTTCAGCATTCAGGTCGGTGACATGGGCGTGGGCTTTATGGGCTTTCGCGGCGGCGAACTGCGCAGCCTAACCAACCCGCCCTATGACGCCATGTCCAAGGGCCGCCACTACTTCATTCGGGGCAACCACGACAACCCGCAGGTGTGCGAACGCCACGACTTTTGGTTGCCCGACGGCTCACAATCGCAGGGCGTTTTCTGCCTTGGCGGTGCCGTTAGCATAGACCGCGCCTATCGGACGGAAGGTCTTGACTGGTGGCCCGACGAGGAATGCAGCTACGCCGAGCTTGAGGCGCACATTGATGCTTATGCCGCCAGCAAGCCGGAGATCGTCATCACCCACGATTGCCCTGAAAGCGTGGCAAATGAAATCCTTGCCGCGTTCAACATTCGCAAGATCGAAGACGGCAGCCGGACCCGCGTCGCGCTGGAAAGAATGCTCGCCATCCATCAACCGCGTCTGTGGCTGTTCGGGCATTGGCATGTGTCCCTGCGCTTTCAGCGCGGGCGCACGACGTTTCAGTGCCTGAATGAGCTGGAGTTCACAGACATAGAAATCTGACCGGCTACCAACCGGATTGCACCACATAGAGGAGATGATGAATGGCATACCTGGAAAGCATCCATAGTCCGCGAACAGCGGACGCGGACTTTATGGCACGCCGCCACGTCGAGGGCGACAATGATAACGCGCCAGCGCAGCCGCCCGTTGCCGCGCAAGCGCAACCGGTGAAGACGGAACGCCTATACCGAAACACAGAGCCGCGAGACGGCTTTGTTGAGGACGGGATTGTTCCAGTTGACGAATGGGGGCCGCCTAGCGCGGGCGGTAAGACTTTCCCAGAACCGCGTCGTGGCTCATGGCTGCAAACCTATTCGGGCCGCCAGTTCTGGCCTATGGACCCGCGCGCGAGCGAAGTCGCCATCGAGGACATCGCGCACAGCCTGTCGATGCAGTGTCGCTACGCTGGTCACTGCCTGCGCTTCTACAGCGTAGCGGAGCATTCCGTCTTGCTGGCGAGGTACTTCCGGCAGCGAGGCGCGCCTGTGGTAACGCAGCTTTGGGCGCTGCTCCACGACGCCAGCGAGGCGTACTTGGTGGATGTGCCGCGCCCTGTGAAGCCGTATCTCGATGGATACAGGCAGGTAGAGGCGTCTGTGATGGCGGCTATTTGTGAGAGGTTCGGCCTTCCGCACCGAATGCCTGCCGAAGTCCACGAGGCAGACGCCGCGATTATCGGCAACGAGCGCGGCAACCTGGCCCCGTGCGTCGCCGAATGGGACGGCGAGTTCTCTGGGCTGACGGGCGTCTATCTCCGCAACTGGCAGCCGCACGTTGCCGAATTGGAGTTCACGGCAGAATTCCGCCGGCTGATGGATGAACGCTATGAGGAGGGTCGCGAACCTATGGACCCCATCGAAGCCCGCCATGACCGCGAGGCTTCGCGGGTCGATTGGGAATACCAGTTTAGAAAAGAGCAGGAGGCTAAGGCGGCATGAACCAATTCTACGTAGGCCAACAGGTCGTTTGTATTGATGATAAGTTCAAAAACGTCAGCATCGATCAAGGCATCCGCGAAGGCCAGATTTACACGCTGCGATGGGTGGGCATGTATTCGCACTATATCGACGGCGACTTCCTCGGCGTGAAGCTTGGGGAGGTTGATCGCGGCAACGACGATGGGCCGGAGGGCTATGGCGCTGCGGATATGCCTTTTGCCGCGCGGCGCTTTCGGCCTTTGGTTTCGGATCCGCTGGCCGTGTTTCGCGCTATCGCGGCTGATCCTTCGTGGGAAGTAGATGCGCCGGAGGGCCCCGTCAGGGATGAGCCGTTGCCGGAGGAAAAGCGTGAGAGGGAGAAAGAGGATGTCTGACTTAGAGCGCGCAATCCAACTTGCTGTTGAGGCGCATGCCGGGCAGACCGACAAGAACGGCGAGCCCTACATTCTTCATCCGCTGCGCGTGATGATGGCTGTGGCCGCCCCTTGCCGGATCACCGCTGTCTTACACGACGTCGTGGAGGACGGTGACTTCGGCCTTGGTGATATTCTTGCGCTGTTCGGCGAGGAAACGCGCAGCGCAGTGGATGCGCTGACGCGTCGAGGTGGTGAGTCCTATGAAGATTTCATCGCGCGCTGCAAAACCAATCATATCGCTCGACACGTTAAGATCGCTGATATTCGAGACAACCTGCGTCCCGGCGCGCCGCATCTTCGTGATCGATACGAGGCGGCCTTAATGGCGCTGACGGAGGAATATTGATGACCGCCGCATGGACGCCATGGGGCAACCTCCCCGCCAACGACAACCACCAGCCACGCGTCATTGCCCTTTCCGGCCCCGCCGGAAGCGGCAAGTCGACGGCCGCCGCGGTTCTACAGGAAAAGGGCTACACGCTGGTGAAGTTCGCCGGGCCATTGAAAGCCATGTGCCGCGCCGTTGGCCTTTCAGACGAGCACATCGAGGGCAACGGCAAGGAGCGCCCGCTGGGCTGGCTGCAAGGCAAGTCGCCCCGCCAGTTCATGCAGTTGCTCGGCACGGAGTTCGGGCGCGACCGCATCGGCGCGCACTTTTGGGTTGGGCTATGGGAGCGTGCCGCGCTTGATGTTCTGGACAGTGGCGGGCGTGTAGTCTGTGACGATTGCCGCTTTGCCAACGAGGCGGACGCGGTGCGCAAGCTGGGCGGCGTTGTCGTTCGGCTGGCGGGCAGGGGTGGGCTGTCGAGCGGCCATGCTTCGGAAAACATGGATTGGGAGCCCGGTTCCGTGCTGGTGAATACCGGCAGCCAGAAGGACTTGCGGGACGCGGTGGGGAGAATGGTGGCGTGATGGAGTTGGCCCTGTATTGGCTCGGCGTCGCTGTGGCGAGCGTCGGCGCTGTTGGCGTCCTTGCCGTTGTGGCAACATGGGCGACAAACCAAGCTCTTGAGTTCACCGGCATGGCGAAGATCATCATGCATTGGTACGCCGACAGACTCACCAAAGAGCGTGACGCAAAAAGGATCGGAGCATGACCGACCTCGCCACCGCCTACGAACTCGCCGCCGAATGGCACGACAAGAACGCGCGCGGATGTCGTGAGATTGCTGACGACTACCTGCGAGTTGGTGACGATACTGCCAATAAGGCGTACGCTGCGGCCCAACACCACGCGGCAAGTGCTGCCGGGTTGCGGCTTGCCGCAATTGAGCAGCGGCGGGAGGGGATGGTGCAATAGAAAAAGGCCCGGATCGCTCCGAGCCTCTTCCTTAGAACAGCCGACTGAGTAGCAATATCGATGCCACAAGCCCTACTGGCATAACAACAGCCAGGCGAGTAGTCGACCGGCTGGTTTCGAGAATGATGAAGACCCTCACGGGACTCTCCATGCTCGGGCGCGGCAGACTGCAAATGAACCGCTATCCGCGCCTAATCCAGCCATGCTTGAGGGGATCATTTTACGCCAACGGCTCCCCTCGGGCACGCGGCTCTTTCCGTGTTGCGAGCGATATGGGGGCGGCGGCGCCTCGTTTCAAGACCGCCAGCCATCGGTAGCTACAGCTTCGCCACGGCCCCTATGCCGGCGTCCTGCGCGTTCTTGATTTCGGTTTCCGACAGGTCCGCGATGCGCCTGAACTTGCCGGTGCGCGGCCAAGCCTGCGGGCTGAATGCAATGGCCCATTTTTCAGCGTCGAACGTGTCGGGATACATATCCTGCACCTCGCGGAACGCCGTCCGCATGGCTGCCAACAGCGCAATGGCTCGCTTGGCGTTTCCCGCCTGAGCGGCCTTGGCTTCTGCCTCTTCGGCTTTGACGAGTTCTTTTTCCAAGGCGGCCATTTCGGCCCGGATTTCGTCGGCGGACTTCATGCGGTGTCTCCCTGTGTTGCCGCCACAATTACAGCGCCTCGTTGCCGTCCGCAACCGGGAGCATTAGCTGTTGGCCATGGCCAGGTACACCGTCGAGGAAGTCATAAAAAGGGGCGAGACGATTCGCGCCTACTGCCATAACAGCGCGTGCCATCATAATGCCGCGTTGGACGCTCTTGCGATACGCGATCGCTTTGGCCCCGACTTCGAGATGACGCACGACAATCTCGTCCCGAAATTGCGCTGCACGGTGTGCGGCGGGAGAGATGTCGGGCTGATTCGCACCCCCGGAACCAAGGAGTACGGCGGCAATCCGTACCTTAAGTCCCGGGGCGCATAA